TTTTTTGTATAAATATGATAGGAGGCTAATATGACACTGAATAAAAATATGTTATCCCCTCATGGGTTTGCATTCAATATCAAAAAAACACCTGAACTATCATTCTTTGTTCAAGCGGTAAATTTACCTGGTATTAACATAGGTAATCCCGTGCAAGCAACACCATTTAGAGATATACCAATCCCAGGTGATAAGCCAGAATATGGTACATTAGATGTAACATTCAAGGTTAACGAAGACCTGGGTAACTATATTGAAATCCATGATTGGATTCGTAAGAGTGGTTTCCTTGAAAATTTTGATCAACATAAAGAATTAGCCGATGCCGAAGCCTATACAGGTGAGGGTTTAACATCAGATGCTACATTGAGCATTCTCTCAAGTTCTATGACTCCTATTGTCAATATATCCATATCAGACCTATTTCCCGTGTCACTAACAGATTTATCCATGGATGCACGAGATACTAGTGTAGAGTATATTGAATCCACTGTTTCATTCCAGTTCAGGAATTACTACTTCACCCCTGTATAATTTTTTTTAAAAAATATGCATTTTGTTGTGTACTTTTGAAATCAGCGTGTTATTATAATAGTATAAGGTTTAAACAAAAGGACAACCTACTATGATTGACACAATGAGCCTGAACAAGCAGCTTGCTAATATGGTCCGTCGTGATGCTGAAAATGATTATGTAGCATCAAAGGAAATGTGGCATGATGATGAAGAAATGATGGAAATGGTCAACAATGACTATAAAAATCTCCAGGAATATGCTGATCTAGTTGAACAGGGTGAATTCAAAGCCGCCTACAACCGGTCTTATGATATGGACACGGCAAATCGTGAAAATATTCCTGATTCAGTTTATTACTATGTACTAGATGTAGTATCAGAATAGTATAAGGTTTGAAACAAAGGAACACATCATGGACTATTCAAAACTCTCCGAACAAATCATCGAAAAAGCAAATGTTAACTATGAGGCTGCAGTAGCTCTTAGAGAAATGGATATTGCAGATGATGAATATGTAGAGAATGCTATCTATGAAAGCAAAGACTTGCAACGTATGGCTTCTATCGTTCAAGAAGAACAACTTGAAGACTTCTATGAGTACTATAATCAAGTAGAAGCAAGTGTACAGAAAATGGTGCGTGATTCTGCACCTGATTTGTTCTAATGAAACCAATTAAACGAGAAATAGAACAAGTCAAGGATCAAACATGTGATCGCGTAGGAGATCGAGCCTGGGTTCAAGCTAGGGGTCAAGTTTGGTGGCGTGTTGATGATCAAGTCGAGATTAAAGTTTTGGATCAAGTATGGTATATGTTATATGAAACCGCTTAGAAAACAAGTCAGGGATCAAATATTTGATAAAAGCAGGGATGATATTAAATGGACATAATGGAACTATTTGAAGAATGGGAAAAAGATGGTGAATTCAATAAGGCTGACCTATCTAAAGAGTCGTTGAATATACCTAAGCTACATAACAAATGGTATAAGGTCTATATGACAGAACGACTTAAGTTCAAACGACTCGAGTCTGAACTTAAAACACTCAAAGCGGAAAAGTGGGAATTTTATCTAGATGGTCCTACCGAGGAACATGATGCTCTTGGGTGGGAATTACCCCCTAAAGGTAAAATCCTAAGGGGTGATATTCAACACTACTTAGATAAAGATAAGGATATTGTTGAACTCACTCTAAAAATAGCATATCAATATGAAATAGTGGACTTCTGTGACGCAGTTTTAAAGATGATAAATAATAGAGGATTTCAAATCAAATCCGCTATTGATTTCTTAAAGTTTACTAATGGTATTGATTATTAATGGACAAACTATCTGTTGTTAAAGAAAATGAGGTATATAATAGAGTAAATTGTTCTGATGCCGGAATGGCTCAAGAATTGGTTGAATATTTTACATTCCAAGTTGATGGTTATCAATTTATGCCAGCTTATAAAAATGGTAGTTGGGATGGTAAGATAAGACTGTATAACTCTATGACTGGCTTATTATACGCTGGTCTTAATGCTCATTTGGACAAATTTGCTAAAACTAGAGATTATGAGATCGAATATCTTTATGATATTTCGGCTTATAATCTTTCATTACTAGAAGCTAAAGAGTGGGTTAAACAACAGAACTTTACATTAGAACCACGTGATTATCAATTAGATGCATTTGTACATGGTGTTAGGAATAGACGAGGTGTATTAGTATCACCTACAGCTTCTGGTAAATCATTCATTATCTATATGCTTACCAAATGGTATCAAAAGAAAACTCTAATCATTGTTCCTACTACTTCATTGGTACATCAAATGACATCAGACTTTGATGACTACGGCTTCGACTCTGATTCAAATGTACATAAGATCTTTTCAGGTCAAGACAAGAAAACCAACAAACAAGTCACTGTGACAACATGGCAATCAATCTATAAGCTACCTAAGAAATGGTTTGCTCAATATGATGTTGTTATAGGTGATGAATGTCATCTTTTCAAAGCCAAATCTCTAACATCTATTATGACTAAACTAGAGTCATGTCAGTATAGGTTTGGTTTTACTGGTACCTTAGACGAAGTACATACTAACAAACTGACCCTTCAGGGTCTATTTGGTACTGTCTACCAGGTGATTAAAACCAAAGAACTAATGGACCAAAAGCACCTATCTTCATTTGATATTAAAGGAATAGTACTCAACTATACAGATGAAGAAAAGAAATTAGTTAGAAAGCTAAACTACCAGGATGAAATGGACTTTCTGGTAAGCCATACTAAACGTAATAACTTCATTACTAACCTAGCATGTTCACTAGAAGGTAACACCTTATTACTGTTTCAGTATGTAGAAAAGCACGGTAAACTATTATATGAATCTATTTCTAAGTTAGCTAACGGTAGAAAAGTCTTTTTTGTTCATGGTGCTGTATCTGGTGAGGACCGAGAAGAGATTAGACATATTGTAGAGAATGAAGATAATGCTATCATAATTGGTTCTTATGGTACTCTATCAACTGGTATTAACATTAAGAAACTTCATAACATCATCTTTGCATCACCATCTAAAAGTAAAATTAGGAACCTACAATCTATTGGTAGAGTCTTAAGAAAATCAGATGAAAAGACCCATGCTATCTTATATGATATAGCTGATGATCTAATTTGGAAGAAAACCAAAAACTATACCATAAATCATTTCATTGAACGAATTAAGATTTATGACCAAGAACAATTTGATTACAAAATCTATAATGTAAAATTATAATGCTTACTTATTATCTAATTCTGGATTTGTAGGGCAGGGCCAATGAATACTTATATAAATAGTATGAATAAGGGTTTGAATAACATTTTTAATGCAATGTTAATTTATTCGCTTCGCTACGCTCAGCGAACAAGCAAGCTTGTTATTAAAGCTTAAATAATAATCATATATTCAATTCATTAATTAAGTATTTTTAAAATGGTTAAGTAGTATTAGTTAACACTATTATAACACACGCAAAAAGTATGTAAACCCTTTTCCTTAAAAAAGATATAAAAAAATGAAAAAAGATACAAAAACTTCAGGTCTTAAGTTAAAAAGTGGAGAGAATATCCTCTGCCGTATAATAGAAGAGAATGATTCTTATGTACTCACGGATGATACTCTTGTAATTCATTATGATACTAGTGATTCTATTCCATTAATAGTACTAATTAAGTACGGAATATTTGAAAAAGAAGCTGATTATGGGTTTACATTTGACAGAAAAGATATTATAAAGGTATATAAGGATGTGCCTGATAAGTATGCAAAATTTCATTCATCTTATATGAAGCATATTAGAGGTGAACTTAATCAAGAAAAACAAGAAGGAACAATATTTGATGCAATACCAACCGGAACCATGCACTAGTGGCTAATTACATAGATAACAAAGAGTTTTATGCTCAATTAATAGAATATAGAAAAGGTGTCTTAGAGGCAGAAAATACAGGGGATGAAGTTCCTATCATTCCCGATGATATTAGTATGAAATTCATACAGATTGCTACAAACTTAGGTAGTAAAGGTAACTTTTCGGGTTATACATATAAAGATGAAATGATCTTGGATGCTATTGAGAATTGTATCAAAGCAGTACACAATTTTGATCCTGAGAAGAGTAAAAATCCTTTCGCTTATTTCACCCAGATTTCTTGGTATGCTTTCTTACGCCGTATTGAGGCTGAAAAGAAACAGACTTATATAAAGTATAAGTCCCTAGAAAGGGCTGTGTTGACTGATACCATCACTGAAGGATCATCTGAAATGCTTGATATGTCTAAGATATCATTAGATTCAGATAAGATGGCACCTATTATTGAACGATTTGAAAAGAAAAAGAAGAAATGAAAATAGCCCTGATTACTGATACACACTTCGGAGCTCGAGGTGATAGTATTGTATATGCAAATTATTTTAAGAAATTTTATGATGAAATCTTTTTCCCTTACATAGATGAACATGATATATCTACAGTCATTCATTTGGGTGATATAGTAGATAGACGTAAGTATATTAATTATCTTACTGCTGATAATCTATATGAGACTTTGATCAAACCATGTAAAATTAGGGGTATTGATCTCAATGTTATCATAGGTAACCACGACACATATTACAAGAATACTAACAAATATAATGCTATGAGACAGTTATATCAGTATTGTGATTTGGTTGATTGGTATGAAGAAGCAACAGAAGTTGACTTTGGATCATGTAAGATGCTATTTGTACCATGGATTAACAGTGGTAATATTGATCATACGATGGAAATGTTGAGTAAGTCAAAAGCTCAAGTAGTAATGGGTCACCTTGAACTCAAGGGCTTCCAGATGTACAAGGGAGCTATTAATGATCATGGGTTTGATACAGACCCATTTGATAAGTTTGATATGGTAATGAGTGGGCATTTCCACCATAAGTCTAGTTCTAAGAACATTCATTATCTTGGTTCACCGTATGAGATTACATGGTCAGATTATAATGATGAACGTGGTTTCCATGTGTTTGATACAGAAACTCGTGAGTTGACATATGTTAGAAATACATTCCATATGTTCAATAAGCTATATTATGATGATAGTTTAGAGTCTCACCCTGATTTACTTAAGACTGATCTGTCACATATTAGAGATAGTAATGTAAAGGTTATCATCAAGAATAAGGATAACCCATATTTCTTTGATCTTTATTTGGACTATGTAAACTCATTTGAACCACATCATATTCAAACAGTAGAGGATAATCTTAACCTACAGTTAGAAGGTGAAGATCATATTGTAGATGAAGCAGAGGATACTTTAACTGTCCTAAATAAGTTCATTGAGTCTTTAGAGATTAAAGAGAAAAAAGAATTGAAAACATTATTTGCCGGCATCTATGAGGAAGCTCTAGATGTGGTTGGAGAGCATGGTTGATTATATTTAAGACTTTGAAGTACCAGAATTTCCTATCTTCTGGTAACATTTGGACTGAAATAGATCTTAACAGATCCCCTTCTACATTGATTATTGGGGAGAATGGTGCTGGTAAGTCTACTATGATTGATGCAATATGTTTTGCTCTATATGGTAAACCTTACCGAGACATTAACAAACCTCAGCTACTTAATAGTATCACCAACAAAGATTGCTTGGTTGAAATTCTTTTTACTATTCAGAAGAAAGAATATAGAGTAGTACGAGGTATTAAACCTAATGTCTTTGAAATTTATGAGAATGATAAGCTCATAGATCAATCATCAAGTATTAGAGAATACCAAGAAATTCTTGAAAAGAAGATTCTCAAGATTAATCTAAAGTCATTCAAACAGATTGTAGTGATTGGTTCAGCTAACTTCGTACCATTCATGCAACTTACACCTGGTGACAGACGTGTAATCATCGAAGACCTATTGGATATTGATATCTTCACCAAGATGAATAACATCTTAAAAGACAAGATCATCAAAAATAAGGGTGATATTCAAGACGTTCAGTATAAGTTGGAAGTTTGTAATGAAAAAATTGTTCTTATCAAAGAGCATATAGACGAACTCAATAACATTTCAACTGGACTTGATGACAAGAAGCGAAAAGAAATTGAAGATCTTAAATCTAGAGTATCTGAAAGTGAAGCCGAAATAGTATCATATAAGACAAAGATTGCCGAACATGATAATATTGAAAGTAAACTAACCAAGGTGAGTGGTAAGATTGACAGTATTAAGACTATTCAGGCAAATCTTAATACAAAGATTAATCTACTCAATAAGGAATTGAACTTCTTCCATGATAATGAAACATGCCCAACATGTGAGCAAGGTATTGATCATGACTTTAAGACCGATAAGATTACATCTGGTTCAGTTAAAAAAGTTGAATTATCAGAAGCTCTATCTCAATTAGAAGAGATCTTAGAAGATGAAGAAGAAACCAAGTTAGATCTTAAGTGTATTCAGGATAAGGTAAAGAACTATACATCACAAATCAGACATTGTGAACAGGATATTAGGTCGTTACTATCTGATATTAATCGACTAGAGAATGATAAGAATGAAGAAAAGGACCTTAGTGCTAATAAAGCTAAGGAACTTGAAGAAGTCAATAATGAGTTAAAAGAACTCAATGAGACAAAAGAAGAGTTGTTAGAGCACAAGCGTGTGTATGATATGGCTGCTGTATTGCTCAAAGATGGTGGTATTAAGACTAAGATCATCAAGCAATATATTCCCATCATCAATACTCTGATCAATAAATATCTAGCGTCACTTGAATTCTTTGTTCAGTTTGAACTTGATGAAGAATTTACAGAGACTATCAAATCTAGACATAGAGATATCTTTTCTTATGCTTCATTTTCTGAGGGTGAGAAGATGCGAATTGATACGGCACTTTTGTTTACGTGGAGAGCAGTGGCTAAACTAAGGAACTCAACCGCTACTAATCTACTCATTATGGATGAAATCTTCGATAGTTCTCTGGATAATGCTGGTACAGATGAGTTTCTCAAACTTATTAGTGATCTATCCGGTGATAGTAACATCTTTGTAGTGAGTCATAAGGGTGATGTACTATATGATAAGTTCCATTCAGTCATCAAATTTGAGAAGGTGAAGAACTTTAGTAAAATTGTACAGGAAACTAGTATATGAACATACATGAATTAGAGCTAAATAATGGGTTCAAACTTCCATATATAACAGATCTATATGATCTTAATGAACTCGAGTATATTGTACAAGAAATTAGATTTTTAGACTCTAAGTTAGGTGATCAATATGAAACTAATGCGGCACCAGAAACTAATTTTAAAGCCCTAAAAAAGAAAGGCAGAGGTGTGTTTCTAGATAATGTCTATGCTGATAGGTCATATAGTGATATCTTAACTATTTCTAGAAAAGTATTTCATAATGAAGATATTCGTGATAAGATAAGAGAATTGGCAGAGACTAATATCTACTGGGATTTATTCTTTAAACTAAATTATGATAGTACTCTGTTACAGAATTATGTGAATGGTGATTATTATGACTACCACACAGACGAGAGTATAATTACTGTTATTTCTACCTTTCTCTGGGATACTAATATCAAGGGTGGAGAACTTGTAATTGATGATTTAATCTTACCACTAGAACACAATGCAGCTGTAATTTTCCCATCTATCATTAAACATAAAGTTAATGAAGTAATTGTGAATGGCGATAAATTTACAGACCCAATTCTAAATGGTCGTTGGTCTATTGCTCATCTGGCATCAAATATATTAAGGAGAGAATAATGTATAGAATTGAAGTTAAGCTACCAGAGCAAGATGAAAATGCAACTGAATGGTTGAGTGTTATTGATATTGAAACAAAGAAAAATAGAATCTTTGAAGATAAAGATAGCGCTGAAACATTTGCAAAAGCTAATATAAAGGACGGACATTGGAGACTTGTAGATGAACCTGCAGCTGATTGATAATAAAGACCCCGTCTTACATACTGAATCCAAGAAATTTGATTTTGAAAGCCCAGAAGTTGATCCATTAGAATTAGCTAATTCTATGATTGATTTTATGATTGAACAAAATGGTATTGGGTTAGCAGCACCTCAAGTAGGTCTTCCATATAAGATGTTTGTACTGAGAGGTAGTCCTAACACGGGTATTCCTCACTATGCAGTGTTTAATCCTAACATTGTGTATTATTCAGATGAAACAGTTACACTAGAAGAAGGTTGTTTATCATATCCTAATCTGTTGATTAAGATTAAGCGCCCTCTAAATATACGTGCTAGGTTTATGACTCAGTCAGGTAAGTTTTCGACCGAGAAATTTACTGGGTTAAGTGCTCGGGTGTTTCAGCACGAGTATGATCATATTCATGGTATAAATCATATTAATAGAGCTAATCAATATCACAGACAATCTGCTTTGAAAAAAGCTAAACTTAACAAAAAGCGGGGCAATACATATTCATATAAAGTCGATGATACACCCGCTGAACTATTTAAGGAACCTATAAATGAATAATTTAGAAAAAGTTGAAGATGAACATATTGACATGGATTTTTAGTAGGGAAATCTATCCTTCAGGGAGAAAATTACAATGAAGAAAGTGATGATCACAGGTGCGGCTGGGTTTATAGGTTATCATCTCGCACAACGACTAACTAATAATGGTTATGATGTGATTGGTATGGATAGTTTCAATGAATATTATGGTCAAGATCTTAAGGTAGACCGTAAAAAACGTTTGAAATTAGACTATAATATAGATGTTAGATGGTTTAATCTATTGAACGCAGGCTCACTTGATGCTTATATTAAAATGAACCAACCAGATGCTGTAATACATTTAGCAGCTATGGCAGGAGTCCGACATTCTTGGGAAAATCCACATGAATATATTGACAACAACATCAAGGCTACTCAAAATCTAATTGATGTTTGTGAAGAAAATGGTATTAATGATGTGGTTTTTGCTTCAACATCTTGTGTACAAGACGGCAATCCTTTACCATGGAAAGAAAGTGATCCTATAACAGGTGAACAACTCAATCCATATGGATACAGTAAACAAGTAAATGAATGCCAGTTTCGTATATCAAAGATTGCTCGTACATCTGGTGCTAGGTTCTTTACTGTATATGGGCCATATGGGCGCCCTGACATGGCTCTATTTAAATTCTCTGATGCTATAGTAAATGGAACAGAAGTTGATGTATATAACTATGGTAATATGCTCCGAGATTTTACATATGTAGATGATATTGTAAGTGGTCTAGAAACTCTGCTAAATACTTCTTTGAATGCACATGAAAGTTTTAATGAAATCTATAACATAGGCTATGGTGAACAGGTCTTATTGACTGATTTCATAAAGGAAATTGAAAAGAATTTTGGGAGAGAACTCAAAAAGAACTTGACAGAAAAGCACCCAGCCGATACACCTGAAACTTGGTCAGATACGACTAAATTAAGGTCCCTTGGCTGGAAACCTACCACTTCAATTGAAGAAGGGGTAGAAAAGTTTGTAACTTGGTATAAAGATTATTATAAGGTGAATTGATGAAAATTGCAATTATTGGGCATGGCTTTGTTGGTAAAGCCGTCGATTATGGATTTCAGTGTGATAAGGTTATCATTGATCCCAGGTATGGTACTACATTAGAGAGTATATATGATAATGATCCTACAATATCTTATGCATTTATATGTGTACCTACTCCTATGGGTGAATGTGGTGTAGTAGATTCTAGTATTCTTGAAGAAAGTGTTGAATTTATTTTAAAGAATACTGTAGCAACACGAGTCATTATTAAGTCTACTGTTACACCTGATGTTGTAGAGAAGTATACTAGTAATCGTAGGGTTGTATATAATCCTGAATTCTTGACTGAAAAGAGTGCTAATGAAGACTTTGTAAATCCATTCATGCATGTCTTTGGTGGTTGGAGTGAGATTACAGAAGAGGTAGAAACTCTATATAAGCATCATAGTCTATGTAAACCTTGTCCAAGTTATCATATGAGCATGGTAGATGCCAGCTTTGTTAAATATGGTATCAATTCATTCCTTGCTACTAAGGTAGTTTGGTTCAATCAATTCTTTGATGTGATTGAAAATAATGGTGGTAACTTCGGTAAAATTGTAAGTGCTATGACCGAAGATGATCGAGTTGGTAGATCACATACGACTGTACCTGGTTATGATGGGCGCCGAGGTGCTGCAGGTGCATGTTTTGCAAAAGATATTCCGGCATTCATTAATTTCTCTAATAAAGAATTCTCAATCCTAAAAGAAGCTTGGAACGCTAACTGTGATTATCGAAATTCATATGAGGAAATGTTAGCACGTGAAGAAGAACAGAATATTATATTTGAAAAATTGTAGGAGTATTGAACAATTATGTATAAATACAATGAGCCTAAATTACTAGAAGAAATTAGTGATTACATAGATAAAACTTATGAACAACATTACTCACAAAATAAATATCAAGCAACCGAATTTATCTTGGACTCTGGGCACGGTGAAGGATTTTGTATAGGTAATGTCTTAAAGTATGCTCAAAGATATGGGCATAAAGGTGATCATGAAGCTTGGCGACAAGATTTGATGAAGGTGATTCATTATTCAATTATTGCTTTACATAATCATGATCTAGAATATGGGAATGATGTTTAATGGAAATTAAAATTAAAATTGATGAACTAAAAAAAGCCAAGTTATTTGTAGCTACACCGATGTATGGTGGTCAATGTTTCGGTCAATATACAAGAGCTATTGCAGATCTTTCTTCATTGTGTACCAAGCATGAAATTCACTTAAGTTATTACTTCTTATTCAATGAATCTCTAGTCACTCGAGCACGTAACTATTGTGCCGATGAGTTTATGCGTTCTGATTGCACTCATATGCTATTCATAGATTCTGACATTGGGTTTGATGCAAATGATATTTTTGCTATGTTGGGATTATCACTTCAGAATGATGATTATGATATTCTTTGCGCACCATATCCAAAGAAAACAATTTCATGGGAAAAGATTAAACGAGCGGTTGATATTGGAGTAGCAGATGAAGACCCCAACCAATTAGAACGCTATGTGGGTGATTATGCTTTCAACCCTGTAGGTGGTACTAATCAAATCAAAATTAGTGAACCAGCCGAAGTGGCTGAAGGTGGTACTGGTTTCATGCTCATTAAGCGAAAAGTCTTTGAGCGAATGAATGAAGAATATCCTAATCTTCTATATAAACCAGATCATGTCCGGACGGCTGCATTTGATGGTAGCAGAGAAATTATGGCTTATTTTGATGCTATTATTGATGACAAATATATGAATCTTATGCCTGATCTTAGAGCATATCTAGAACAAACCCCAACTGCAACACATGAAGATATTCTAGATTATCTATCAGAAAAAAGAGAAGGTGTGCTTGGTAAGTACTCTAATAGGTATCTATCAGAAGACTATATGTTCTGTTATTGGGCTAGAAAAATTGGTATGAAGCTATGGTTGTGCCCATGGATTAAGTTGAAGCATGCAGGTCACTATAACTTTGGTGGTTCATTGGCTGATCTCGCGGCAATTGGTGCTACCGCAACAGCTGATCCAAAGCTAATAAAAGGTCGTAAACCTAATCAATAAGTATTTACACTTCATATAATGTAATATATAGTTAACACTATGTTGTTTAATGTAAAAGATATTAAACATTAAGATAAAGGAATTTGAAATGAAATTTAATGAAACCGATCTCAATATTTTGCGAAATCTAACAACTATCAATCAAAGTTTGAAATTTAGTGAGGGTGATACTATTCGTAGTATTTCTAATACAAAGACTATTTTGGCTAAGGCTAAGTTGTCTTCTGATATCCCTCAAACATTTGCTATCTATGATCTAAGTAGATTTCTTGGTGTTTTATCACTGTTTGATGATCCCGGGTTTAAGTTTAACAGTAAATCAGTTAAGATTGAAGCCGATGGTAAGAAGGTAAGCTATACATTCGCAGATCCGTCTATTATTGTGACACCCCCTGATCAGGATATTCCTATGTCGGATGATTGTATTAGTATTACTATGAAAGACTCACAACTTAATGATTTGATTAAGGCTATGGGTATTCTTGATCTTCCCAATGCAGCATTGGTCGGTGAAGATGGTAAGATCTTTTTCCGAGCAATGAATGCATCTAACCCGAGCACAGATACATATGATGTTGTACTAGGGGAAACGGATAAAGAATTCCGTTGTGTCTTTGATAAAGATAACATCAAGTTTATGCCTCTAAACTATACAATTGAGCTTTCACTTGAACAACAACTGGCACACTTTAAGTCAGACTTGATTGAATACTGGGTTCCTGCTGAATCTAATCTCTAGGAGATACTATTGAATAATGATAACCCATTGTGGTGTGAGCGATACCGTCCACAGACTGTATCAGAAACTATTCTTCCTTCTGATCTTAAAGCAAAATTTCAAACATTCATAGATAATAATGTAATTCCCAACCTTTTGTTAACTGGTGGAGCTGGGGTAGGTAAAACTACGGTTGCTCGTGCTATGTTGGAAGAGCTAGGGTGTGATTATATTATCATCAATGGTTCTATGAATGGTAATATTGACACACTTCGTACCGAAATTAAACAATTTGCATCATCTGTTTCTCTAACAGGTGGGCGGAAATATGTTATTCTGGATGAAGCAGACTATTTGAACCCGGCTAGTACTCAACCCGGCCTTCGCAATTTTATGGAAGAATATTCTAAGAATTGCGGTTTCATCCTTACATGTAACTTCAAGAATAGAATTATTGAACCATTGCACTCAAGATGTTCTGTAATTGAATTCAAGATTGATAGTAAAGATAAGCCAGAAATGGCTAAACAATTCTTTTCAAGGATCAAATATATTCTTGATAAGGAAGAAGTGAAGTATGAACCTAAGGTTATTGCCGCTGTTATTACTAAACATTTTCCCGACAACCGCCGAGTACTCAATGAGCTACAGGGTTATGCTGTAGGGGGTGAAATTGATAGTGGTATCTTAGATAAGGTATCAGATGTTCGACTTAATGGTCTTTTTTCTTATATGAAAGAAAAGAACTTTACCGAGGTACGTAAATGGACCGCTAATAATATTGATATAGATACCAATGCTCTATTCAATAGCATTTATAAGAGCTCTAATGAATATATCAAACCAGGTTCTATACCTCAGCTTGTGCTTATTATTGCCGATTACCAATATAAAGCCGCTTTTGTAGCAGATCAAGAGATAAATACTGTTGCATGTCTTGTAGAAATAATGTCAGACTGTGAGTTCGTATAATGACCAATTCCCTAATTTATGATTTTGAAACCCTTTGTATTGATCCTTCAGAAGCCGTGGCTATATGTTTGGCTACTCTAATCTTCGACCAGGATAGATTTACATCTAACCCATATGAATATGAAGAACTTGTAGATATGTGTGATTTTATTAAGTTTGATGTACAAGAACAAGTTGAAAAGTATGGGCTTAAAATCTCAAAGAACACATTGGCTTGGTGGAGTGAACAAGGTGAAGCAGCTAACAAGTGGTTGAAACCTAATAAGATTGATGTATCTATTGATAAATTGTATGGTTTCCTGGAAGATATTGGGGCTGAAAAATGTGAATTAATCTATACTCGGGGTAACACATTTGATCCAATTGTGATGAAATCATTGTTAGATAAATGTGGTAAAACTGACCCAACACCTTGGTGGGGTCTTAGAGATGTGAGGTCACAGTTTGATGGTATGTCTTATGGGCATAATATTTCTAATAAGTTTATGCCAGAAGGTTTAGAAAGTAAATTTGTTGCTCATGATCCTAGACATGATATTGCTATGGATGTTATGAGATTCCAAACATTAGCACAGGTACTAGCATGACAAAAGAATGCGAAATATGCTTTTCAGATTATGAGGAAGAAGACGAAAGCACACTTATGTTAGGTGAGTCAGAATATAAAATCTGTGAAAAGTGTGCACGTCTTCTTGATGTAATACAGGACAAACAGAATAATGAGCAGTAGCCCATTTACCTTTATCAATTCAATTAATGCAAAAGATGATCTTACAAAAACAACTGAAGGTACTAAATTAGTAGAAAAGGAATATTCTCCTTGGCTTACTAATAGAGCATTTTCTTTATATGAAGATACAATACATTATGCTAATGCTATGAACCAACACCACGGTTTAGAGTCCATTATGCAATATCAGTTTTTTATAAATATTGTTAAGAAGCGGAAACGATATTCTAAATGGTTCAAATATAAAGCCGAGGCGGAAGTTGAAGCAATAAGTGAATACTATCAATGCAGCCTTAAACGTGCCAAAGAAATTGTTTCTGTTTTGACTGATGATCAAAGAAAAGAAATAATAAAAAGAATAGAAAAAGGTGGTTGATATGGATTTGATAGATTCATTGGTTGAAGTGACACTTAAAAAAGATGATGACTTCTTAAAAGTACGAGAAACACTCACTAGAATTGGTATTGCTTCTCCTAGAAACAAACAACTATTTCAGTCTTGTCATATTTTGCACAAGCAAGGCAAGTATTATATAGTACACTTCAAAGAATTATTTGCATTAGATGGTAAGCCTTCTAACTTTTCAGATGAAGATAAGGGTAGACGGAATATCATTACTAAGCTATTGGAAGACTGGGATTTGGTGCATGTGCTTAAACCCGAGAAAATTACAGAACCAGTCATTGGTTTGAACCAGGTTAAAATCCTTCCATATAAGGAAAAGGGTGACTGGGAGCTTATCGCAAAATATAATATTGGGCGTAAGCCAACGTAAAATAACAAAATATTGTAAGTTTTCATAGGGTTAAGGGTTTTTCTCTTGACCCTATTTTTTTTACAAAAAAACTAAAATAGTTGTGTACTTTTCAAACCAGTGTGTTATTATAATAGTATAAGGTTTGAAAAAAGGAACATACCATGACTACTGAAAAAACCCGCACCGCCATCCTGACTGATAAAAACAACAACCCCGTTCCTGTTCACGCCCGCCTTTGTGAAAACTGGGACGGGGCAACCGATCTTGATCAGACCAAAAAGCGAATTATAGAGGAAACCCCCGGTCTGACTTGGGAGGGGTGGGTGTACGACATTCGCAACGAAAACGACCTTATGGAACTGCGCTGCTGCTTTCTGTCCCCTAACGTCTGGGAAGTCAAAAAGTGGATTACTGATGGCAACAACATTCAGTTTCGCAAAGTAACTGCCGAAGAAGTCGCAAGCTAATACAACGGGGGCGCAAGCCCCCACGCCACCAACCGAAAGGAATCACAATGAGCACTCGCGCAACATACAAATTTGAAACTGAAGGTGGCAGCGTAACCTTCTACATCCACCACGACGGCTATGAAGCTGGCGCGGCCATGTATTTGAACAATATGAACAACGTGCCAGGGTATGCATCAGTCGCAGCCAAGTTTATGCGAGCCAATGACGGCGCAGATTTCACTGCGGGGCATGATGCTCACGGCGACACCGAATACCAGTACGACATTGACCGCAAAGGGAACATGACTGCACGGTCATGCGCTTCTTGGGAGAACAACGGCATTCCCAAAACCATCTTTTCTGGAACCGTAGACGAGTTCATAGCTAAGCATCCTCAACTGATCGAAAACGAATAAGGAACAT